AGAAACTAAAAGACAAAACTAAATAGTGGCTAAAAATATTACATATAATTATAGAAAAAAATCAAAGAAAAAAAGACCTGGCATACACAGTAAAAATGCTAGTAGAACAAAAGGAAGTAAGGGATATAAAAAAAAATATAAAGGACAAGGTAAAAATTAAAAAACTATGGCAACTAAGCAGCTTTATAGTGCAAATCACTATCATAGATTATCATTTGGTGATTTCGGTTTTAGATTATTGGATGAAGATGCTACTACGTCTACAGCTGCAGGAGAAAACTTTTGTACCATTCACTGCTTAAAAGATTCGGTTTTAACTTTGACTTCTAACATAAGCTCTGGAGATAGTTCTATAACAAGTTTAGATTTTAAAGAAGGTCATATAATATATGGAGATTTTACCAATGTTTCTATAAGTGGAGGGATTGTTATCTGTTATTTACATCGATAAAATGCCTTTAGGTAATTCAAATAATAATGTAAAAAGGTTTAAGCATATAGCTAAAATAAGAACTATAATAAAAAAATTCACTGATGAGCTTTGGGATTTTAAAAATATAAATTGGGATTCATCAAACTCAGAATGGGATGAGTAAAAATTAGTAAATTTGTAAAAAATAAATTATGGGTACTACGCTCACTGGTAAAAAAATAAAAGATACTTATAAATCGCTAGTAAAAGTGACTGATAATACAGAAGCTGGAACTAGCGCCAAACAGCTATCAGATGGAAATGGTAATGATTTTGGTTTATTTATAGATACAGATGGCGTTGTAGGTATTGGAGCAGGAGCTGCATACTCTTTAGACGTATCATCTAAAAATGATGGAATAGCTTTGCCTACAGGCACTACCGCTAACAGACCTACAGGATCAGCTGGTTTAATAAGGTATAATAGTACTTTATCTAAATTAGAATATTTTGATACAGGGTTCAAACAAATAGCTTCTGAAACGTATGTAAATACCCAGGTCACAAACTTAATAGATTCAGCTCCTGGTGCTTTAGATACTTTAAATGAAATAGCTGCAGCTCTAAATGATGATGCTAATTTTAGCACTACTATAACCAATTTAATAAACGCTAAGCAGGACACTATAACAGGCGCAGCAACCACTATAACTGGAGCTAATCTTACAGCATCTAAAGCGGTTATATCCAATTCCTCTGGAAAAGTAGCAGTAAGCACTACTACTGACACTGAGCTGGGTTATGTTAGTGGAGTTACTTCGGCTATTCAAACTCAAATAAATACTAAACAAGACACTGTAAGCGCTGGAACTGGAATAAGTATAACAGGAGCAACTATAAGCGCAGATTTATCTAATTTAGTAGATACAGGGGCAATTCAAAGCGATGCTGTTACTGCTCCAAAAATTGCTCAGTTTGATGATAATTTAAGCGCTGCAGTAGCTGGAACTGTTTTAATATCAAATGGTACTGATTTTACAGATGTAGCAATGTCTGGAGATGTCACAATAAATTCTAGCGGAGTTACAGCTATAGGATCTGATAAGGTAGATGGCAGTAATATTGCTGATGATTCTATAGATTCAGAGCATTATGTGGATGGATCTGTAGATTTAGCTCACTTATCAGCGGACAGCGTAGATGGAACTAAAATAGCAGATGACAGTATCAACTCAGAGCATTATGCTGCAGCTAGTATAGATGAAGAGCATTTAAATGCTACTAATTCGCCAACTGATAACTATATCTTAAGTTATGATAGTGCTTCTAGCGGTTTTACCTGGATAGAATCTAGCGGAGGCGGTGCTACTACAATAAATGTAGAAACTTTTAATGGAGATGGTTCAGATACTACATTTACATTATCCAATACTATAGTAAATGAAAATAATTTACAGATTTTTATAGATGGAGTTTATCAGTCAAAAAGTAATTATTCTACAAGCGGCACGACTTTGACTTTTAGTACAGCTCCAGCAACTGGAACTGCAAACATTGAAGTCACTCATGCAGTAGCTATAGGAGGTACTCCTAGCATAGAAGTAGATACGTTTAGTGGCGATGGATCAGATACTACGTTTATACTTACAACCGAACCAGCTAATAAAAATAATCTTCAGATCTATATAGATGGAGTTTATCAAACGAAAGCAAATTATTCGACAAGTGGCACGACTTTAACATTTACAACTGCGCCACAAACAGGAACTAATAACATAGAAGTGACTCACATAAAATTATCTTAAATTTGTAAAAAATAAAAAATGGCAATAACTAAAGTAACTGGAGATGTAATAGCGAATAATGCTATAGATCACGACCAATTATCAAACAGATATACAGCAGCAATTGCGGTAACATCAGAAGCAGCAATTACTATTAACACAGAAGATGCAGATGTATTTACTTGGACAGCAGGACACGATACAATAGTAGCTTTTACAAATGTTAAAATAGGTTCTACTTGTACTTTACAGATAACAGGTAGTGGAGGTTCTTTTACTTTAGCACTTGGTAATATAAACGGATCTGCAGGAACATTTAATAAACTAGGAGGAACTTATAGTGATACAGGTTCTGCAAAAAACTTAATAGAATTTAAATTTATATCTACGTCAGAGGCGTGGTATCAAATCTCTCAAATAGGATCATAATGGCATACGCAATAAATAGAAACGGAACGATACAGGTATATACATCAGTACCTAAAGCATTTAAAGGTAGTCAAAAAGAATATCTAGGAGGGTTTGACCAATTACCAAGAGCTGACCAAAAGTCAGAAGGGTTGTTTGATGTAGTATTACCAGATGGTTATAACTCACAAATTCACGATTTAGGAGAAATATTTTGGGATAGTGAAAATATTCAATTTACATATCCTAAAACTAATAAAACTTGGACACAAACTTTAGCAGAATTAAAAACTCAAAAGATTGTTAATTTAAAATCTATTGCTAATAATAAACTATCTGAAACTGATTGGGTAATTATAAGAGATACTGAATTAGGTAATACTACTGAATCTGATATAACAGATGCTAGAGCAGCAATAAGAACAACTGTAGAAACAAAAGAGGGCGAAATAAACGCCAAGACCACAAAAGCACAAGTAGTACAGTACGATATAAACATATAATATGGCTTTAAATAGAAAGACATTTAAGAAGGCAGCAGGAGATGCTCCTTCAAATCTACCATCAGGTTATTTCAATACTGTACTCTATACAGGTAACGGAAGCACTCAAAGGGTAGGAGGGTATATTAATAGAGCTGCTGTATTTAATGGGAGTAGCAGCTATATTGATTTAGGCAATAACGAATCAAATAACAAATCTTTAATATCTGTTTCCTGTTGGTTTAGAACTTCTTCTACTTCAACAGCAATTATTTGGAATAATGGCGGTAACGACTCATCCTCTACAGGTTTAGCTTTAAAATCTTTAGCTTCAGGTGTGCTTTATTTTCAGGCAAATACAAGTGGAACAAGTGTTACTGATACAGGAACAACTACCATAAATGATGGAAATTGGCATCACGTTGTAGTTAATTATGATAATGGAGATTTTAATGTATATCTTGATGGTAATTCTACTGCTGAATTAACAGGAACTTCTTCTGCCTTTACAACTACTGCAAATCAAAATTTTATAATTGGTAGGCTTTCAAGAGTATCAGTAGATTATTTTAATGGTGCAATAGACCAATTTAGAATATTCAATAGAGAGTTAACAACTTCAGAAGTAACTACTCTTAAGGGAGAAACATTTGCTTCAGCATCTAAATCAGTTACTGATATATTCTCTGATAGTTCAGCTATTGCTTTATACCAATTAGATGGAAATGCTAATGATACAGGAGGAGTAAGTGGTAAGTTTGGAGAAGCTGCTATATTTAATGGGAGTAGTTCTATAATTAAAAACACATCTTTAGGTACTGATTACAGAGGGCAAACAACATTATCTTTATCTGCTTGGTTTAAAACATCAGCTTCATCAGGAAGAATGACTATTGTTTCATTTAGTGCCACAGGGGATGGTTCTACTGATTTATTTTTAGGATTAGATGTAAATACAGTTGGTTTTAGAAATATAAATGATGGAGCAAATCAAGTACAAGCAGAAAACATATCAGGTTCAAGTGTAAGAGATGGTAATTGGCATCACGCTGTTTTTACCGCTGATTCAAACGGAAATAAGCTATATGTTGATGGGAATGAAATTACAGTAAATTATGATACAGGTTCATCTTCTTCAACAATAGTAATGCCATCAGATTTAAATCAATTTAATATAGGAGGCAATCAAGATAGTGGAGGTAATCAATGGTATTGGGACGGAGAAATAGACGATGTAAGAATATATTCAGACGTACTAACCTCACAAGAAGTAGGATATATATACAACAATACTACTGCATCTATTCCAACAGATAACCTAACTGCATACTACAAACTAAATGGAGATGCAAGAGATGAGCAGCAACTATACGATGGTACTGCAACTAACGTAACATACGCTTACAATGGTACTGCTACAAACGTAACTTATCAGGATGCTACAAATTTCTCACCTGATTTAATTTGGGTTAAAAGAAGAGATAGTGGTATTGGGAATACAAATCATTTACTTTTTGATTCCGTAAGGGGTGCAGGGAAAAGATTAATATCTAATGTTTCAAATGCTGAATCTATAGAAACTGATGAAGTAACATCTTTTAATTCAAATGGATTTACTGTAGGAGCTGATCCAAGTACAAATGGAAGTGGAGGTAGTTTAGTTGCTTGGTGTTTCAATGCAGCAGACACCACTACAACAATAGCAGCTAATACAGTAGGTAATACAATAGCAAGTGAAGTAAGAGCTAATACAGATGCAGGGTTTAGTATTGTAAAATGGTCTGGTTCAAGTAGTCAACATAGTGTAGCACACGGATTAGGCGTTAAACCATCTGTAGTCCTAATAAAATCATTAGATAATTCAAATAATTGGTACTGGTATACAGATGTAATAGATGGTAGTATGGACTACTTATATTTAGACACATCAGGTGCAAAAGCAGATAGTGGTAGACCTTTATTTGATGCGGATGTATTTTATTGGGCGGCATCAGGAAATAACATAGCATACTGCTTCCACAGCGTAAACGAAATACAAAAAGTCGGTTTTTATACAGGTAATGGTTCTGCTAATGGTACTATTGTAGAAACAGGATTTGAACCTGCTTTTTTGATGATTAAAAAAACAAACGGAACAGGTTCTTGGTATATGTATGATAATAAGAGAACTACAAGTAATCCTCGTAATGTTATATTACAAGCTAATGAATCAGCAGCAGAAGGAGGGACTTCTTATTCTCATTTAGATTTTCTTTCTAATGGTTTTCAATTAAAAACTACAAATGCAGAGTTTAACGGAAGTAGCGATACTTACATCTACCTAGCTATAGCTGCAGACCCTGATATTACTACTCCAACTGTAGAGAATAGTTTTGATGTTGTTACTTGGACAGGGAATGGTTCTAGTTCTAGGTCAATATCTACGGATTTTAAACCTGACCTAATTTGGTTAAAAAATAGAACAGGAACTGCTAACAATCACTTTCTTATAGATAGCGTTAGAGGCAAGGGTTCAGGCACAAGTTATTTAAATGTTTATCCTAATGTAACAAATGCAGAAGTTAATGATAGCGGAATAGCTTCAATTGACGATAATGGATTCACTACTAGCAGCTCTAGATATGCCTCTAACGACTGGGTAGCTTGGTGTTGGAAAGCAGGAGACCACAATGACAATCTCCCACAGATAAACACAGAGGGAACTATAGATAGTGTTGTATCAGTTAATGATGCTGCAGGGTTTAGCATTGTGTCTTATACAGGAGACAGTCAATCGAGTGCAACAATAGGACACGGATTAAGTTCTGCTCCTGAGCTAATAATTACAAAAGCAAGAAATTTTGGAGCAGGATGGCCTACAATGGTTAAAACATCTTCAGCATCATTTTATGGTTTACGTCTTAATGATACTGGAGCTAATAATACTCCAAATGGTCTTGGATTTTATAACAACACAGCTCCTACATCAACAGTATATTCAGTTGGAGGCAGTGATGAAGTTAATGATAATTATAACTACATCGCCTACTGCTTCCACTCTGTAACAGGTTATCAGAAAGTCGGTTTTTACAATGGTTCAAGCTCAACAGTTACTATAACTACAGGTTTTCAGCCAAGATTTCTTATTATTAAAAGAAGCAATGGAAATAATGATTGGACTATGTATGATACTGTTAGAAGTGGCGGTACTTCTATGGATGATTATTTAATACCAAATAGTTCCTCTGCTGAATATGCGAATTCTTCTTTAGTAGTAAATGCTACATCTACAGGATTTACCATTGCGTCAGGATTATGGGCAGGTATGAATGAAGCAGGAGGCGAATACATCTATTTAGCAATTAAATAATGGAAGAGTTGAAGATAGGTTTCGTTAATATTTTTGCTTTAGGCATTTCTATAAGTGAGGCGAATCCTATACTTCAAAGTATTTCTTTATGTCTTGCAGTTGTATATACATCAATTAGTATTTATAAAAAATTAAAATAATGAAACTTCCTTCTAATGGAGCGGCAAAATCAATACGAAGCTATGCAGGTAGTTTATTTGTATTTCTATTTATAGTCGGTATTATAATTACATTAATACAGTTTCCTGTTTTAGAATCTAACAAAGAGATTGTGCTAATGTTAATAGGATCTATTGCAGCCTCAATACCTGTTTTAATTTCTGCTATAAGTGGTACAATACCTGATGATGTAAATGCTTTAAAATCTACATTAGAAAAAAAAGAACACCAAATACAAATGCTTGTAGATGCTAAAGATAGGTTAGAGGAAATGGTTATAAACCTCCAAAGAGAAATGCTGCAAAACCAAGATAATATGATGGATAAATTCATCCTTAAGGCAGCAATGGACTTTGATGACAATCGTAACCCACCAAAAGGAAAGCTATGAAAGAAGTAAAATGTAAGTGCGGATGCACAAATAACCCAGAAGGTTACTGTGATGGTAGCCATTTAAATAAATAATTATGAAAGAATATTTAAATTTAATTAAGTTAAAAATAACAAGCTATATAATAATAAATTGGAATAGCGGAAATTATTACGGAAAAGGTAAAATTATCTTTATTGGTATAGTTATCTTCTTTATGATTTGGAAAGCTATATATTCAATCTTTAACTAAAAATTAAAAAAATAATAATCACTATATTTGTATAAAATTTATAACTAATGGCTACGACAGGCGTATTTAACGGAACTAACTTAATCCTAAAAATTGAGAGCAATACTTTAGGACATACTACATCTTGCTCATTAACACTAAACGGAGATCTTCCAGAAGCTACTACTAAAGACAGTAGCGGTTTTCAAGAAGTAATCGCTGGAGTTATGAGTGGAGAGATCTCTTTTGATGGATTAGTTGCTTATGATGATACTGCAAACGCTATAAATCTTGCTGATTTCTTATTAGCTAGAACCCAACTTACTTGTGTATTCGGTACAGCTGTCACTGGCGATGCTGTTTATACTGCTGAAGGTTTTCTATCTAGTGTTGAAATGAGTGCTGAGATGGAATCTCCAGTATCTTACAGCGGATCAATAACTTTGACAGGTGCTATCACTAAGAGCGTAAATTCTTAATAAAATATAAAACATAATGGCAAACAAAAGGAGGGGGTATTACACCACTAAGCTAGGTGGGCGTGAAAGAACGCTACATTTCAGCATGAATTTTTGGGCAAATTTTACCGAAATTATGAAAGTGCCACTGGATAAAATAGGAGATCTGTTTTCTGGTGGCGTTTCTATTTCTGCTATAAGAGCTTTAGTTTATTCAGCAATTTTAGCGAATGACCAGGAACAAGGTAATGAGATAGATTATAATCAATTTAAAGTAGGTGACTGGCTAGAGGATATAGATCAGAATGAGCTAGAAAAAATGATAGGCGCTATGATGGAATCTCGTATTTTAGGCAATGATCTAAATATGGGTATTGACCGCCAAGAAAAAAAAGTATCTAATAGCCAGGGAAAGCAATAGCCGATTCTCTAACTTGGGATGATTTACAGGATTATTATATAGGGCAAATCGGCATAGATCCAGATAAGTTTTGGATATACACCTGGAAAGAAAATCAGCTTTTAGGAGAATCGTATATGATAAAACAAAATTTGGAATGGGAGAGGATTCGCTACTTATCTACTATGATTCATAATGTCAACTGTCAAAAAAAGCAGCAAATGATCAAACCAGAAAAATTGTTCCCATTACCTCAAGATAAATTTAACAAAGCACAAAAACCAAAAGGAACAGAAAAAGATTATAATAATTTTAAAGATAAAGCTATAGAGCAAGGTGTTAAATTTTAACGCCTTTTTTTTTAGTATTTTTGTAGTATGGCAGATCAAAAATTAAGAGTAGACATTATAGGGGATGCTAGTAAGCTAAACAGAGCTTTAAATACTGCATCTGGTAAATTAAAATCATTTGGCACTAGAGTTTCTGGAGTAGGAAAACGCTTAGCAGTAGGACTTACTCTTCCTATAGGAATAGCTGGCGCTGCTGCAATTAAAATGGCTTCCGACTTTGAGGAATCTATGAATAAAGTAGATGTAGCTTTCGGATCTGCTTCAAGTGAGGTCAAGGATTTTGCTAAAAATACATTAGACCAGTTTGGAATAGCGCAAGGAACTGCTTTAGATATGGCTGCTTTATTTGGCGATATGTCTACTTCTATGGGATTGTCTGTAGATAGTGCTGCTGATTTATCGACTTCTTTAGTGGGACTAGCTGGTGATTTAGCTTCTTTTAAAAACATGAATATTAAAGAGGTTACTACTGCTTTAAATGGCGTTTTTACAGGTGAAACTGAATCTTTAAAGCGTTTAGGTATTGTAATGACTCAAGTGAATTTAGAGCAATTTGCTATGGAGCAAGGCATTACAAAAACTATAAAACAAATGTCTCAAGCGGAAAAAGTTCAACTCCGCTATAATTTTGTGATGTCAAAAACAGCAAATGCACAAGGAGATTTTGCTAGGACTTCTGGTGGAGCTGCAAATCAAATGCGAATATTTCAAGAAACAACTAAAGAGTTAGGCGCTCTTTTTGGAGCTGTTATTCTGCCAGCTTTTACAAGTTTAGTTAAAAAAGCAAATGCTGTACTTAAAAAATTTAGAGATTTAGATAATGGTACAAAAAAAACTATAATAATTATTGGAGGGATTGCTGCTGCTATAGCGCCAACTCTAATAGTTATAGGTGCAATGTCATCTGGAATAGGCGCATTAGCATCTGGACTAGCTATAGCTACGCCTATATTAATAAAAGTCGCTAGCGCATTTAAAACGCTTACTGTAGCTATGCTAGCAAATCCAGTGGGCATTATAGCCAGCGCTGTCGCTTTACTTACTGCAGGCATGATAGAACTTTTACATAGGATAAATCCAGCAGTATCAAGAATCCAAACCTTTTTTAATGTAATAAAATCTCTAGGAGATCCTGTAAAATTTGCAGCATTACAAGCTGAAAGTTTAGCTATTTCTCTTAAAGAAAAAAGCGATGCTGCTGCTGCTGCATCCAAAGCTCAAGAGGAATTAAAAAAGACACTTGAGAAAGCTGTAACGCCTACAAAAAAATTAAAAACTGAAACTGATAAATTAGCTACCTCATTAAAAAAAGTAAAATCAATCTCTAGCGGAGGCGATTTTGGTGGAGCTGGCATTACCGCTGTAGGTTTACAAAAAGCTAATGTAAATGAATTAGGTGTAGCGTTTATAGATCTAGATAATGTTTTAAATAAATCTCTAGAGGGTTACAATGATAATACAGAAAAAGCAGCTGAATTAACTCAATACTGGGCAGGTACAGTGGGAGGTCTTTTGATGGACTCTTTTACTTCTTTGGCAAATGGCGGAGATTTTTTTGCTACTTTGATTGATGGATTAAAAAGATTAATTATAAAACTCGCAGCAGCAGCCGCAGTAGCGGCTATATTGTTTGCTTTAACTGGTGGAGCTTCTGGAGGAGGAGTTTCTTCTTTAGGTGCTTTTAAAGATATTTTTGCTTCTTTAGCTGGTATACCAAAATTCGCTAATGGAGGTATAGTTTCAGCTCCTACTCTTGGACTTATGGGTGAATATACAGGTGCTAGATCTAATCCAGAAGTAATAGCGCCACTAGATAAACTAAAAGGAATGATAGGACATCAAGGAGGTCAAAATATAAATGTAGGAGGCGAATTTAGAATACAGGGACAGGATTTAGTAGTGGCTTTACAGCGAGCTGAAAAAAATCGTAGTAGATTATTATAATGGCATACGGATTAAAATATCAACTATTTTTTACTGATGTAGAAAATAATAAATTTAAAATAGAGATACATCAAAAAAATTTTATTTTAGATCCTTTTGGCGCTGGAACTCAGCCAACTCAAATAATAGCAACTGGAAACCCTGTAGAAATAAAATGGGATGCGGATAGTGATATTTATTCGCCTATAATTGGCTCTAGGTGTGTTTTAAATTTTTTTGTTACAGATACTACTATTTATGATGATTTTTATAAATCTGGAGAGCGTGAGTATAAAGTTAAAATATTAGAATACACTAGCTTTGGTAGTAATTGGGAGGATGAAAAATTACACTATAATGTTATAGATCAAAATTGGGAAGGTAAACTCGGATCAGAGGTGTTCTATAATCCTATCTGGGAAGGTTTTATAGTCAATGATGGCTATAAAGAAGCAGTAGTATCTGCGCCTTATGAGATACAAATTGAAGCTATCGATGGACTGGGAACTCTTGACTCTTTTGATGTTCCATTTCCTAGTGACAATGTAAATGCAAAGGAGCAAATGTTTTTTTATTTAAAAGAAATATTAAAACTTACAGGTCACGAATTTCAAATTTATATAGCTAATGACATTAGAAAAAATGGAGCTACTGCAAATGATACTATATTTCACGATATAGAAATAGATAGATATATTTTCTCAAATAAGAATTTGATTTTAATGGATGCGAAGCAAGCGTTAAAAAATATACTTATTATGACAAATAGTAGGATATTTCAATCATTTGCTAGATGGTATGTAGTAAATAACTCAAGTTTAATAGATAATAGGATTGTCCAGGGAACTGTAGCTCCTAGTGCTGGCGATGTAGTTAATGAGCCAGCAGCTCCAGTAGCTGCTCCTGTATATGGCTCACCAGATGTCTCAATAGATGGAGTTGCTCAAATGTATCATAATACAGGTACAAGCTATAGGTTATTAGCTGTAGAAAATGGCGGCACTAAAGTTATTAAATGGACTTGGAATTTACCTGGTGGGGGTACTGTAGTTCAAAATGATCCTACAAATCAATTTTTTGGCGAGTATTCTCTCGGTTTAGTAAGTTCAAGTCAAGATGGAGACAGCTATACAGTTACAGGCGAAGATTCTAATGGTCAAACAGATACATCTAATGCTTTTGTACTTAATGTAGACGCTTATAATTTTGTCGCAGATCCTCCATCTGAAGTTGACACTGGAGAAAGCAATTTAAATGTTCCTAGTGTTTTGCAGGATGTATCTTATGATTTAAGGATTAATGCAGATTCAAACTTTAACGTCACAAATGCTTTTGTTTCACCAGCTAATGGTACTTTAGCATATGGAGCTGGAGAAGTAGGAGACGCTTTTACAATGACTTTTAATGTATTTTCTAATGTCGGAGAGTTTACATCGGCTAGTCAATTAACAGGCGTATCTGTTACAGGAGGATTTAGTGTATCTCACGCTTTAAGTGGTGATTTAATAGTAGTGACTGTAACTGGATCTAGACCTATAGGATCTACTACAGAGCTTTTAGTTTTAACAGGAGCTGCAGATGTTCAACAATTTACTCATAGCTTTAGCGTTACTGATAGCGCCACAAATGCAAGCATATCTCCATCTAGTTTTTCAGCTGCTGGAGGCGATGGGCAAACATATACTAAAACTTTTGATATTACAGCCAGCTCTGGATACAAATGGCAAAGCGCTGGTAATGTTACAGTAATTTCTAATAGCGTTATTTACGACAGTTTAACAGTTTCAAAGGTTTCAGATTCTGTTTTAAGAGTAACTATAGCTGGAACTATAGGAGTTTCAGATAAGAGCGCTACAATAACAGTTACTGGACAGCCAGTAGGCGCATCTCCAGCTACTTCTATTTCTTTAAATCCAGCTCCTACATATGAGATAGCTCAGAACTCTGGTTATTTTGATGTTTCAGTTACTGCTAATGGAAATTATAGAATAGAACCAGATAGATCCTGGTTATCATTTACACCTAGCACTGGAGTTCCAGGAACTCAAACTGTAAGAGTAAAATTCTCTGCTAATAACCGAGCATCTACCAGATCAAATAGTATTATTTTTTTCCCCAGTGGCAGTAATTCGGTACTACTGTCTGCTGCGGTACAACAAGATGGAACTGCATAATGGGACAAATAAGGACATATCAATTAGATTTTTTAAACAAAGGAGAGGAAAAAATTAATTATAAAGTTTTTGATTCTGATGGCACTTATGTAGAAACAATAGACGAAAATATTTTATTTACTTCCCCAGAGGATTTAGTACCATTAAATAAATCACTTACTAAGCTATATGAGAAACCAATGCTAGAAACTAAGTTTATTACTGAACTAGCTGAGTTAAATTATGTAAATCAAAATAGTCAATTTTTATATGGAACAGATGGCTGGGTTCTAGGAACTGCTGGATTAGGTCATGGTGCTGCAGAAATAATAGAAGCAAATGCTTTCACTGTAAAACCTTTATCTGGAAACAAATATTTAAAAGCTGCAGGAACTGGATCGAATGATTTAATGGTAAAAACAAAATTATCAGAAAATTCTGTGAGACAGGGCGTAGATATACAGATAGCATTTTCTTATTTCGTACAAGATAACGCTGTATCTCCCTTTGGCACTTTAAGCGGCAAATATCATTATTTATTATCAGCAACTATTGACGCTTCTGGCAATGGATCTGTAGATCACGAATATAATTTTTTAGAAAATAAATGGCAATCTTTAACAGGTACGCCAGAAGTTTTTGGTATAGTAAATGATGTTACAGGTAAGTGGGTAGGTTTTAATAAAACTTTACAGCCATTTTCTTACAGTTCAGATGATTCTGATAAAAACATAGAAATATCATTATCCTTTCCTAGTAATTTAGATCTTTCAGATATAACTTTTATAGATAATTTCACAATAGCAGAAAAAATAGAATTTAACTTTAACAAGTTTACAAATGTTAGAAGTAGATTTTCTTATGATGGCGGTTTTACTGGTAAATATGAAACTAAAAATATAATGTCAAATGAATTAAAATCAGATGATAATTTTGTAGGTCAAATAGAAGGCAATTATATAAGACCTAGAGATAGTTCTAATAAAACATTAGAAGCTATTATTACACAGGAAATTATGAATGACTCTAGGGATTATATGACTAAATATGAGGGTACGTTTAGGAATATAAATACTAAAAATCTTGGTTTACATAATAAAATATGGATTGACTATGGAGTAGACACCCTGCAAGAGCCAGTAAGCGCCTACATAGATTCAATGACTTTTAGCGTCAAAGATGCAGAGGTGAGGGTTAATTTACATATACCTAACCAGGATGATGACGTAGCCAGTACTTATAAATCAATAGCAGAATAGCATAAAGATTCCCTTTTGTTTGCTGATCCCCAGGATGGTTTTTACTTGAATGGGGATTTTTTTTAAAATATTTTAAAGATTTATTAGGAAATTACAAATATTTGCGTACTTTTACATCAACAAACAACTAAAACAAATCTTAGAAATTATGACAAATTACGATTTTTTAATAGAGCCAGAAACATTAATATTTAAAGCTGAATCAGTAGACAACTGGTTTGATGTTAGATCTGAAATTAATAATAAAGATTTAAACGAAATAGCTACAGAGGTAGCTATGAGCTGGACAGAGGATTACAGAGATTCTGATCAAGGTTTCGGATCATCTGATGGGACTTATATGTTAAAAGAGTTTTTAGATAATGCCATTTCATTTAGTAAAACAAAATTTAAAACTGATTTTATTAATAACAGATTATCTATAATAAATAAATAACTAACCAGGGGGGAGCAATCCCCCCACAATAAAACAAATTATGAGAAAATTAATAAAAAAAGAAACTTACTCTGGATTAGAAGGCGAGCTTTATAAATTAACTGGTAAAGATGTAGTGATAGAACCGCACTTTAGATATCCAGAGGATGGAGATATAAATTGGAATTATGAGATTTTAATAAATGGCGAAAGTCAGTATTTCACCTGGGGACATTTATCTAGAGTAAAAAAATCCTTTAACGAATTTTATAGTAAAATATCTTGGAGTAAGGTTTGGAAACACGAAAAATAAATAATTAACCAGGGGAGGCAACTCCCCTTTTATTTTTATATATGAATAACTTAGAATTAGAATTTATTAACGAGATAAAACGCCTAGGACTTAGGAGAGTAGATGTGGCTGATCATTTAGGTATTTCCTATGATACGCTTAAAAGAAAACTTCAAGATCCTGGGCGCTTTACATATGCAGAGCTTATTAAGCTCAAACAATTAAAATTAAACTTAAACAATCTAGAACTATGAAAAAAGAAAAATCAGTATTTGAGGTTTTATCAGCTGTAAATGTTAGCGATAAAGTCGAGAAAAAAGGTAATCTATCATATCTATCCTGGGCGTGGGCGTGGGGAGAGGTGAAAAAGCGCTATCCTAGTGCTGAATATTGGTATTACCAGGATCCAGAAACTAAATTACCATTAGCTTTTAATAATGGTTTTGGTGGTTTTTGCTATACAAGCGTTACCATAAATGGAGATACTTTGCCAATGTGGTTACCTATTTTAGATAACAGAAATCAAACTGTAACAAAACCAAACGCTTTCCAGGTCAACTCTACTTTAATGAGATGTTTAACTAAAAATCTAGCTATGCATGGACTTGGACATTATATTTATGCTGGAGAGGATTTACCAGCTCCAGCTGATAAACCACAGCTATCTGAATCAGATTTAGCTGCAGTTTTAAAAGGAACTAAAGAAAATGCGAGAAAGGTACTCACCTCGTATTTAATGCCAAAAGAGTACAAAAATCAAATAATTAATAAATTTAAAAAATAGATTATGAGTACAGAATTAAAAAAAGAAAATCCAAACAAACCTAAAGGAATAGTGGTATTTCCAAAAAGAGATAATGCGCCAGATTTTGTTTTAGGTGATATGATTTTAACACCTAACGATTTTTTTAAATGGTGTAAAGAAAAAGAGGAGCATTTAACTGAGTACACTGATAAGGATGGAAAAACCCATAAACAGCTTAAATTTCAGATTAAAAGTGGAGAATATGGTGTCAATTTTGAGTTGAACACCTGGAAACCAGATAGTCAAAGAACTATAAAGCAAGTTAATCCTATTGCACAGGAAGAGGATGATTTGCCTTTTTAATTTAACCATGGGGGGGGTACGCCTCCCCTTTTTTTTATATAATTATGAATTTTTTTAAAGATGTAGATATTTACGACAGCACTCCAGAAGATGATAAAAAATTTATGGAGCAAAGAATTACTGTATTACTTGAATACTTAGCTAATTCAAGAAATGAAGTAACGATCCTCAAAGGTGAAAATTCATATTTAAAATTCAAACTAGAACAAAATGATATTAAATACTAAACAAGACACTAATGCTAAATATCACTCCAGTAGTGCTATTTCAGCTAGTGGATTAAAAAAAATATATAAAAAATCCGTTTATCATTATTTAAATGACAGTTTTACTGAAACTCCAGCAATGGCGCTAGGTACAGCTATGCATACTTTAATGTTAGAAGGTCAGAAGCAATTCGACCAGGATTATTACTTAATGCCAAAATACGATGGTCGCACTAAAGAGGGAAAGCAAGTCAAAGCCAAACACGATAAGCTAGCAGGGGATCGCAAATGTTTAAGGGACGAGGATATGAATATTATATCTGGTATTATGAAAAATTATAAACAGCATGATCTAGCTCAAAAATATTGTAACGGAACTGTAGAACTTTCTCATTATGGTAAAATGGAAGGGGTAGATGTAAGAGTGCGCCCAGACGTATTTGACAAAAAAAATAATTGGATAGGAGATGTCAAAACCTGCCAAGATAACTCTCCTACAGCATTTAAAAGGGATTTATATAAATACGCTTATCACTTGCAGGCGTGTTTTTATTCTGATGTCTTAGGTTTTCCTCCAGAAAATTTTAGATTTATAGCAGTAGAAACAAAGCATCCATATAGCGTAGAGGTTTATGGCTTAGCAGATAAAGACATAGAGATAGGAAGAGATGCATATCAAAGAGCTTTAAGCGATTGGAAACTGTACTTAGTTACTGGAACTGCAAAAGGTTATTCCGCTGCTGGATATAATGAAGATGGATCTTTAATACTTTAAAAGATGGAATTATATAAAATACAGTTTTTAGTAGAAAATTATTTTGGTTATAAAATAAATATCAGATGCAGACAGAGGCATTTGGTAGATGCCAGAAAAATATATTTTGGACTTTGCAGAGATTTTACTAGATATGGTTTAGCTGTAATGGGCAAAACATTAAACAGAGATCATGCTACTGCTTTGCATAATATTAGAAGCTGTAAGGATTTAAGACAAACAGATCCAGATTTTAATAGAAAATATATAGCTTTGTATAAGCAGGTAAATGCTTTAAAAGCAAATAACTGGATTCCAAAAAAAATAATTATACCAAAAGTAATTCATCCAGGAAGATTTATATATGGGACAAAGAAATCCATTCGAGAAGTATTTAACAAAAGAAGACAAATTACAAAACAGCGTGATGTCTTACATTAAAATGCAATATCCAGGAGCTTTTGCAATCCATGTACCTAATGAGGGTAAAAGATCTCCATTTGAGCGTTATAAGTTTAAATACTTAGGCGGAACTGCAGGAGTTCCAGATATTTTAATTTTTGAGACAAAATCTAATTACAGTGGTTTAGCGCTTGAATTAAAGGTAGGTTATAATAAACCTACAGAAAATCAATTAAACTGCTTAAAACGTCTTAAAAATGCCTCCTGGGATGCACAGTGGTGTAATACATTTGACGCTGCTAAAGATATTATAGATAATTATATGGCTAATGACTGATTATAAAAATGTTTATTGGAATGAAATAGACCAGAGAATGTGGCGCACAAACACCACAGCTGGAGATATTTCAGTCAGATTTGAATATGTAGGCACTATGACAAGAGCAGAATATGATTTACTAATTGAAGTTTTATGGGAATTATTTGAGGATGATAAAATAACCTTAGATGAGTTTAATAAGATTTTTGGTGATATTCGCAGCTTTTGTGATAGAATTAAAAAACTAATAGAATCTACATAAACAAACTATGAAACCAAATTACTATGCTATAATACCAGCTGAGGTTAGGTATGATGAAAAACTATCGCCTAACGCTAAATTACTTTTTGGCGAGATAACTGCTTTATCAAATAAAAAAGGTTATTCCTGGGCATCTAATAAATATTTTTCAGAGTTGTATGATGTAGATAAAAAAACTGTTTCTAGATGGGTAAAGCAGCTAGAGGATTTAAACTATATATCTTCTGTTATAGAATACGATAAAGAAACTAAAAGAGTAGTAAAAAGAACTATAAAAATTAATAGCTCCTACCCTATGGACAAAAATGTGGGGGGGGGACAAAAAGATCCCCAGGGTGGGGACAAAAATGTCCAGGTTAATATATATAGTAATAATAATAATAATATAAAAAATAATAACGCCACTTTTAAAAAAGTGTCTGATTTTGATAAAAAGTATGTTACTGCTTATGATCATATCAAAGTGTTATTTGAAAATAGATACCAGCCAAAAACAACTCTGCAGAAAATAAACTGGCTTAATGTTATACGCTTATGCGATACTAAAGATGATGTAAATCCCAGACAGCTTTACTGGATATGTAAAAAGGCAGTGGATGATGAATTTTGGTCAACTAACTTTTTATCTATAGCAGGAATAAGAGAAAAAAAGCAAGGGGTTTCTAAGTTAGATAGATTTATTAAAAAATTTGGAGGTAAAGAATTTGATATACTAGCTGATGATAATAAATAATAAATACATATTAACGACATTAGAACAGAAGATAGTAGAGATCACTGGAAAAGCTAGACAAAAAAACAAAGAATTAACAGGTATAAACGGAAAAGGTGCTGTCGCCAATAATAACGAATACCTCCACAATAATATTATCGGTTTTGGAGCTGAATTTATATTTTGTAAGCATTATAACCTCCATTGTGATTTTTATATTGGTAACACTTCTAAAATCAAAGGTACTGATGTATATGATGCAACCTGGAATGGTATATCCATAGATGTAAAGGTAACTGAAAAGGATTTGCCGCTAATGACTCCAGCATTTTCAAAATCTGATGTGGGGGGGTTTGCTTTTTTTCATTGTAAATATCCAGAGTTTATATTTAAAGGATTTGCTACTAATGATCAGTTATTTCAAAAAGAAAATATTAAAAAAGTAAAAGTCGAATCTTATGTTTTAGAACTAAAAAATTTGCTATCAGAATCAGAATTTCTATTTTTAAACAAATTAAACAAACTATAAAATGAATTATAATGAATTTATAAATATAGGTATTACTCCAAAAGGTAATGCCATAGAGCAAAAGGTAATCTGTCCACAATGCTCGCACACTAGAAAAAATAAAAAAGATCCCTGCTTATCTATAAATTTAGATAAAGGCGTTTATAATTGTCACAACTGCGGATGGAGTGGAAATGTAAATTTTAAACCAAAAAAAGAATTTGTAAAACCTCCAGAGGCAAAAACAAATTTGTCAGAAAAAACTATAAAATGGTTTAATAAAAGAGGTATTACAGAAGCTACTTTAGCGCATTGGAAAATAGGCGAATCGATAGAATACTTTCCTCAAGCTCGTAAAGAAAGAAATGCTATAAACTTTAATTATTTCAGAGAAGGTGAACTCATAAACTGTAAATATAGAGATGGACAAAAAAACTTTAAAATGGTTTCTGGAGCTGAGCTTATTTTTTATGGTCTAGATTCTATAAATGAAATGTCTACTATTTATATAGTAGAAGGAGAAATGGATGCTTTGTCACTGCATGAAGCTGGTATATATTCTGTATGCTCAGTTCCTAATGGCGCTTCTAAAGGAAATCAGCGCTTAGATTACTTAGATAACTGCTGGGAATATTTTAAAGACAAAAAAGAAATTATTTTATGTACCGATAATGATCAGCCAGGATTATCTCTCAGAAACGAACTCGCTAGAAGGTTCGGACAATATCGCTGTAAATATGTAGAATTTGGCGATTTTAAGGACGCTAATGAGGTTTTAATTGAAAAAGGTGCTGAAGTACTAAGAAACATTTTAAAGACCTCAAAGCACTTTCCACTAGAGGGCGTAGTAAATGTTAATGATATATGGAAGGATGTATTAAATTATAATGAAAATGGTATAAAAAACTATTCTGTAGGTTTAGGAGATAGCGATGATTATTTTAAAATTGATTTTGAGGGTTCTTGGTCAGTTGTTACTGGTATTCCAAACTCTGGTAAATCAGACGTAGTAGATCAAATAGCTTGTAATATGGCTGTAAATTATAGACATAGAACAGCTTTTTTTGCTCCAGAATCATTTCCATATGAAGGTCATATTAAAAGATTAGCCAATAAACTTAATGAGCGTATTTGTACTAATGAAGATTTAAATAATACTAAAGATTTTATTGAAGAGCATTTCTATTTTGTTAAAATTGATTTAGATAATTTAACTTTAGATGGCATACTAGAGGCGTTTAGAGATTTGGTGTTTCAAAAAGGCGTTAATCTTTTAGTAATTGATCCCTGGAATATGCTTGACCATTCAGCTCAAAGAGATCACTCCTATATAGGGATTATGCTTTCTAAGATTACTCAGTTTTGCCAGCAGTCAAAAACTCATCTTTTTCTAGTGGCGCATCCTAGAAAAATGTCTATTAGTGAATCTGGTATTTACCAAGTTCCAACTCCTTATGATATTTCTGGATCTAGTGACTTTTTTAATAAGGCATTTAATTGTGTTACAGTATACAGATCATTAGGCGAGATAACTAAATATAAATCTGATGCTGTTCAGATGCATATACAAAAAGTAAAGCGCAAAGAAAATGGAAGCCAGGGAATGTTCACTGTTGCTCCAGATTTTAAGGGTGGGGGGGTGTATAAATCAATAGATGAGAAAAAACAAAGATTTACAGTAGTTCATGATAAAGTACCTTTTTAATTATGGCAAAAAGACAAAAATATAAACAGCCAATAGTAAATACTGAACAGATGCATTATGATGCTTTTAAATGGTGTTGTGATAATCATATAAAAGTTTATCCTAAACCCAAGGGGGGACAATTTATATTAGTTTATTCTATAGATGGAGTGGCTAACACTTCGAATAAGTTACATGAGAAAAAGAATTACCAGCAAGCTATCTGGGATTTTTACCTATTTTTGTATAATAAATTTAAGGATGTTAGAAATTGATTTTTTTCCTATTTATGGTATAATGTTCGGTATTAACTATTCTAATGAAGATATAGAGATGATAGAGGTTTTAGCAGATGACAAAAGGCACACTCTACAATTCTTCTTATTTATATTCGGATTTAATATTCACTGGTTTAAAAAAAAATAAAATGGCTTACGATACAAAAGAACTAGAGAAAAAATCACTAATTGCAATCAATCAGCATAAATTAATGTTTATGGAGCATATAGTGGCATTTTTACCATGTTCTAAAGAAACTTTTTATAATCATAAATTACATGAATCGGACGCTATAAAAAAGGCAGTTGAGGAAATGAGAGTTGGAAAAAAAACAAAGATGTTATCCAACTGGATTAATTCAGAAACTCCTTCATTGCAGATAGCAGCTATGAAGATGATTTCTGAGGAGCATGAAGCTCATAGGTTAAACGGAACTAAGCAGGAAATTAGACAAACAGGGGGATTGAAGTCGAGAGTAATAGAGTGGATCCCAGCAGACCAGGGAAATGATCCAGAAGGTAAATAGACAGTTTTACGATTTAAAGAGTTCTACAGCTCGTTTAAGAGTTCACCAGGGGGGTACTAGATCTGGAAAGACATATGCTGTATGTCAGTATTTAATATGGCTGTTAACGGAAAGTAAAGAGCCGCTGGTTATTTCAATTATTAGAAAAACACTACCAGCATTAAAGGGATCTGTTCAAAGAGATTTCCTGGAAATAGCAGAAGCTGTAGGAATGTACGATAATGGAGCTAATCTAAATAAGGTCGAAGGGCATTTCACTTATTCAAATCACTTAGTAGAATTTTTATCAGTAGATACACCACAAAAAATCAGAGGTAGAAAAAGAAACATAGCTTTTTTAAATGAAGCTAATGAGTTAGATATGGAGGACTTTCGCCAGATCAATATGAGATGTACTGATTTTATGATTTTAGATTTCAATCCATCTGATCCAGTTCACTGGATTTATGATGAGATAATACCTAGGAATGATTGCGATACCTGGATAACGACTTATAAAGACAATAAATTCCTCCCAGATGACTTGGTTTACGAGATTGAAAGGATGAGAGAGCGTGATCCAGATTACTGGAGAGTATTTGGTGAAGGTCAAAAGGCGGTTTTTTCAGCTAGACAAATATTTACCAACTGGACATTCATGTCTCATAGAGAGTTCCCAGAGTTTGATAGGGATTCAGAAGGCGTTATAGGATTAGATTTTGGTTATACTAATGATCCTACTTCAGCAAATTACATAGTTCGTAAAGGAGATAACATATATATACATGAGCTTATATATAAAACAGGGTTAACAAACAGTGACATCGTAGACGAGCTAAAACATTTGGGTTATGATCAAACGCTAATTTTCTATGATGCTGCAGAGCCAAAGAGTGGAGAGGAAATGAAACGACTAGGAATGTTTGTTAAACCAGCTGTAAAAGGAACTGGATCTATCAATGCTGGCATTTCACTACTTAAAGAATTTAATATAATAATCTCCCAGGAATCTAAAAATATAATAAAAGAATATAATAACTATTACTGGCAGGAAATAAAGGATGGAACCATCATAAACAAACCAGTGGATCGCTTCAATCACGCTATGGACGCTATTAGATATGGAGTTTATAGTCAATACGCTAAGCGTGCTGATTTCTTTGTAATTTAATTACTATTTTTGTATAATAAAATAAATCGACTTAATGGCATCTCTACTAGATAGATTCAAAAACATTGTTTCTAAAAGCGCATCTAAAACTCATATAGATTTTAATAAAGCTATTTATAAATATTTAGGCGATTCATTGGTTTGGAATCCAGAAAATGATGATACTTATATTGATAAAGGATATAGGTATAATGCAACTATTTACTCAATAGTTAATTTAATAACTAAAGCAGCGACAAATATTCCTTTTCAAGTTTATGAAGTACAAAAGGAAAACGACTTAAAAAGATATAAAGCTCTCACATCTGGAGAGTTTAACGGAAATACAGTGCTGCAAGCTAAGATGCTGCAAAAAAAAGCATTAGTTGAATTAGAAGGCACTGATTTACATCAGTTGCTAGATAGACCTAATCCAGCTCAAAGCTATTCCAGCTGGATCCAGGAAATTATAGCTTTCGGAAAACTTACTGGAAATAGATATATTTATGGTATAGCGCCAGAGACAGGTATAGGAGCTGGTAAATATAAAGAACTATATGTATTGCCATCTCAAAAAATAGAAATTAACTCTGGAGGTATTATGCAGCCAGTAAAAGAATATACTTTATCTTATAATGGATCATATAAAATAGCAGCTGATGAAATCTGTCATATAAAGGATAATAACCTTTATTATGATGGAACTGGATCACATCTTTATGGAATGTCTCCACTAAAAGCTGGACTCAGAGTAATGGATGCTAATAACCAGGCGCTAACTACAGGAGTAAAATATTTACAGAATCAAACAGCTAGGGGGGTGCTTATGTCTGATGAAGGTGATCTAAATGAAACTCAAGCTAGAGCATTAAAGGAAAAATTTAAACAACAATACCAGGGAAGTGAAAATGCTGGAGATGTTATTATAACACCTAAGAAACTCAGCTGGGTAAACTTTGGACTTAATGCCTCTGATCTATCGCTTATAGAACAATATAACGCCACTATTAAGGATTTATGTAATATCTATAATGTTCCAGTACAGCTTTTAAATAATACAGACAGCACGACTTACAACAATATGAAGGAAGCGAAAAAAGCGCTTTATCAAAATGCTGTAATTCCAGAGCTAAATAAAATCAGAGATGAATTGAATAGATGGCTCGCTCCGCAATATGGAGATAAGATTTATATTGACTTTGACTATAGCGCTATTCCAGAGCTTCAAGAGGAAATGGATAAGGTAGTGGGACAAATGTCTCAAGCGTGGTGGCTAACTCCTAATGAAAAAAGAGCTGCTATGAGCTATGGCATGGATGATCAAAATACTAAGTTAAATGATTATTATGTACCTGCGAATTTACTACCAATAGATGGCGAAATTATCCCAGAGATTGAAGGTAAAAAAATAGATG